TCACTCATTTTCATCATCTCCTAATTGTTTAAATTTTTCTAATATCACTTGGACGTCACTTATATCCTGTTGCTGAGTTTTTTTATCTCCACCGTTTGTTAGCAAATAGATAATATCCCCAATTTTTGCGTAATAAATTCTATACCCCTTGCCAGTATCTATCCGCATTTCATAAATTCCGCCAGTATTTGCCAATAGCTTATGATCGCCAAAGTTCCCATTTTTTGCTCTTTCAATCCGCTTAATCACCATAATCCTAGCAATAGAATCTTTTATATTCTTCAACCATTGATTAAAAATTGATGTCTGTTTTATTGAGTACATTAATGTCTCCTTATGAACATGTTTATTGTAATGTTTTCATTACAAAAGGCAAGCAGACTTATCTCATGATTTATAAAAATATTTATACATGAAATTAAATTAGGAAAAATAGGAAAAATAGGAATTTTTTTAATGAATATGTTAAAAATCAATAACTTAAAAAAGTTGAGTATTCCTATTTTTTCCTATTTTGTTCCTATTTTTTAGGAATTTTGTTCCTATTTTTATCCTAAAAATAGGAATGGCACAGGAAAAAACACAAAAAAAACCGCACCCAAAAAGTGCGGTATTTTTTCAGAAAATACTTGCATTAACATTAGCTAACTAATATAATAAGGACATCTAGCAAGGGGCTAGAAACAAGAAACCCCAGCTTGGAGAAACTGGGGCAACTTAGGAAATAGAAGATGAATCCATGGTCAATCATCATTCTAATCATCCTATTAGTAATAAGCCAATCGGCTTATTAGGATGACGTAAGTCCTAGCGGGTGCGACCGCTAGGCAGTTCCTAAACTATACAACTTCAACTTTTAAAAATCAAGCAAAGACAGGAGAAAAACATGGCAACCACAAACGCCGAACGAGTTGCAAAATCTGATGCAAAGCGAGGGATTAAACTTAAAGCCTTTAAACTCCCGCTAGAAGTGATACAAGAGATAGAACAAATAAGCCAACAAATGGGCATACCACAAAACCAACTTATTATCCAAGCGCTAGAATGTTTTAAACAAGCTAACAAATAGAAAAACCGCACCCAAAAAGTGCGGTATTTTTTTCAGAAAATACTTGCTTTTATTATATAAAGATATGTAATAAAAACATCTAGCAAGGGCTAGAAACAAGAACGCCCCGACTTGTTCAGTTACGGGGCATTAAATGGAGCTAGGATATGCTAATCAAAATCATCATCCTAGTTGTCTTAATAAGCATAAACCGCCAAGCCCCCGTATTGCGCAACATCAAATTAATTTCATAAAAGCCCTATTATATCTCCACTACAACATCAAAACCCTACAACAAGCCCGCAACGCCCTACGCAATGGCAAGCGCAAGAGAATACTACGGAACAGCAGGGCGAGAATGGATCGCCTTTCTGGCAAAAAATGCAGAGCTCGCAAAAGAAAGCTATAAAATCATCCGCAAAAAATGGGCAGATCTTGCCGACAACATGAGCGGCCAAGTGTAACGAGTGGCTACTGATCGTTTTGGGGATTGTTTTGTGGTGATGGTTATTTTGAGTAATCAACTTGATGTTGGTGACTATGTTGATTTTGATGTAGATGACATAATCCAAGAATATTTAGATGGTAAATATTCTCATACCAATGTGACAGAGCAATTACTGGAAAGTGTTCATTCTTTAGGTGGGCAGCCGATTTTGGTACGGTATTAAGTTGCACATTGACAACATTGGAAATGGATAATGCCATTTGCTTGTCTCCTGTTTGGATAATAAAAAACCGCACTTGATCGCTCAAAGTGCGGTGGGTTTTGGTGTGTAAAATAATAGTTTACATTTAGTGATTTCGCTGTATAGTATTACTATACAAAAGGGTAAGCCATTATGATCATTTCATTTAAGCACAAAGGTTTAGAACAGTTCTTTAAAACTGGATCAACAGCAGGTATTCAAGCCAAACACGCAGATAGACTTAACATTATTCTGACTGCCCTCAATGCGGCGACTGCGGCTCAAGATTTAAATCGTTCGGGTTGGAACTTACATCGTCTCAAAGGAGAACTTGTCGAACATTGGAGTGTAAAAGTTAATGGAAATTGGCGAATTACCTTTCGATTTGAAAACGGCAACGCTGAAATCGTCAATTATCAGGATTATCACTAGGAGAAACTCAATGAAAATGTACAATCCAGCTCACCCTGGCAAAGTATTAAAAGAATTTATCGCTGACTTTACTATCACTGAAATCGCACAACGTCTTGGTATAACTCGTGTAATGCTTTCTCGCATCATCAACGGAAAAGCTCCAATTACGCCTGATATGGCAATTCGTTTAAGTCAATTACTCGAAACAAGTTCTGCGTTTTGGCTAAACCTACAAGCTCAATACGACATTTGGCAACTTGAACAACAACCACGTTTTGAAGTTAAGCCCTTGTTCACGTCAAAGCCTGTCGCCGATATTCGCTAATCCGTTTTGTCAATTTCCGCCAAAATTGAACCGCTCACTTTCACTTTATCCATGCGATTAAGCGGTGTTTCGATAATATGATGATGGGAGATGATGCAATCAAATTGCCCTCGCTCTTGGTAATCCGCACCCACTGTTGCGGTAAGATTGCGAACATCAGAAAATCTGACAATATGGGCTTGCATTGCTTTTAATGCGTCAATCATTGCAGAGCTTTGCAATAGATTTTTGAGCTTAGTTGCCACTCTCACACCATTATTCCCGTAGCAAGAAATGCTCACTGTACTCAGTAAACTACTGATGATGGTTTCTGTTTCTTTTTTGCCCTCAAATTTACGTTGCGATTGTCCAATTTCTTGTTGGCTCATCATATCTACCGTAATAAAAGCAGAGAGTTTATTTTCAGGCAACCAACCGCCAATCACAGCTTCATCAGGTAATTGTAAAGCCTTGGCTATCGCTCTTCGCAGTTGGGAGATGTCGAACTCCAATTTGGTGGCTGTATCCATAATCGCTCCAGTTAGCTAAGATTTTAATACAGTAGTCTATGCCTTTGTATTGCACTAAATCACCACGCTCAAGGGGTTCATTGGTGAATAATTTTAGCGAAGGTAAATAACGCTCACTTTCCGGCAAAAGCAACACATCACTAGGGTTTGTGGGAATCACAATGGCTGTCATTGAAAGGATTTGACTTTGTCGTCTCACTTCAATTTGTTGTTTAAAACGACTATTACGTAGTCGTCCAGATTGGTTGATTAGGTTCATTTGATAACTCCTGTAATAGATTGACGTAACCGCCCTGTGTCAATGAGTGGTTTGCTCGATCCTTTTCGTTTAATCGTGCTTGGTGCATTAGCCACCCAGTCGCCTTTCACTATATTTTCTTGCACATCGCCTTGTGCCACCAAGGCAATCTTTTGCATTAATTGCACATAATCTTCGCCATTATTAATCCCTTCAGCAAAAAGAGCGGTGTATTTTTGTTGATTTTCTGCAAGGGTCTGACGTAAGAATGGACGGCTTGGGATATGTTGATTGCCGAACTCTAAAACCGCAGCTAAACTCGCTAGATTAAACTGCTCAGCACCTTCAACGTTGCGATTTTCTGACGCAGGAATACCTACATACACATCTTTGGCATTTAAGCCTTCAAGTTGTTTGATTAACTTCTCAAGATGATTGAAATTGCTAATAAACTCCACACTCATTTTAATTTTACTTGCTCTTATTAACGCAAAGCGTTATTATAAACATAACGCAAGCCGTTATGGGTTAAAGATGATCACCAAATTCAAATGTCAAGACACACAAAAACTTTTTCAAGGACAACGTGTTGCACGATTTATACAAATTGAGCGTGTTGCCTTGCGAAAACTACAACAACTCAATGCAGCAACGGATTTAGCCTTTTTACGCATTCCACCCGGTAACCGTTTAGAAATGCTGAAAGGTGACCGAGAAGGTCAATATAGCATTCGCATTAATGACCAATGGCGCATTTGTTTTGTTTGGCAAAACGGACACGCTCATAGCGTTGAAATTGTTGATTACCACTAGGAGAATATATGGAAAAACGAGAAGTCCCACTTTCACACCCTGGGGAAATTTTACTAGAAGAATGGCTTAAGCCACTTAATATCAGTCAATATGCTTTAGCAAAAGCAATTGATGTTCCACCTCGTCGCATTAATGAAATTGTCAAAGGTAAACGTTCAATTACGCCAGATACGGCTTTGCGCCTTGCTACTTTCTTTGGTACGGATGCACAGAGCTGGATTAACTTGCAAAGTCATTACGATTTGAGACTGACAAGTGAGCAAATTTCGCCACAACTTAATGCAATTTCTCCTTTTGTGTTTGCCTAAGCCACCATTACCCCAACCCCAACTAACCGCTTAAGGCGGAGATATTCCTGTCCGTAAGCGGTGGTTTGGTAATCTAAATTGGCATCTGGCATAGGGGCGACATAACTTACCGATAATTCACCCGCACTTTCAGAGGCAAGTGGGCGAGTTGCGTTGCCACCTGTTGCATTGCTTTCTTCTCGTAGCTTGAGTAAATGTGCAGTTAATGCCATTACGCCACGCTGATAGAATTTTCCCCAGCGTTTCTCGCTAATTTCAGTTTGTGCGTCCAATAAAAAAAGCTCGATAATTTCTTCATCGAGCTTTTCAAATTCGGGATAACGTACCAGAAAATCCAGCCTTAACTGCGACATATTTTACTCCTTAATAATCTACGTAGAGTGCGGCTTGTGGCTCTTTGAAGTTGACGCCACCAAATACCATGGTTAAACCTGATTGATAAGTTACCAAGTCTTTTTTGCCTGCACCAATCACTGTTGGCGATTTTGGTACATTCATTTCAACGTAGTTTTTATCATTACTGTAAATCAAGGCTCGGGTTTTGCTTGCTTTGGCAATTTTTGCGAAGTTAGATGGCAAGGCTTGGATTTTAATATCTTTGCCAGCAGCACCTTTGAGTTTTTCTTCTAGCCATTCAAGGGCGGATTTATCCGAATTTGGACGTTCTAACAACGCCAAGTGGGCTTTATCTGCACTGTCAATCGCAAAGGTATCAGGCACCGCAATGCGGTAGGTTTTTTCTACTGAGCGTAAGAAGATTTCTTCAAAGAATTTAACGGCTTCCGCATAATCCATTGCACTAATAGCTTTTTTGACTTTAGGCTCAAATACTTCAATGCCATCCGCATTTAACAAACCTTTTAAGCGAGTATCTAAGGCGTGACCTAAGAATGCTACTTTTTGCAAGGTTTGATGGGCGTTTTGGTTAAGGGCGTAAAGTTTTTCAGTATTAACTTGAACACCTAATACCGCCGCTTTTTTCAGTTCAAAATCGTGCCATTCAACCAATTTCATCCAAGTGACTAATGGCACTTTTTTGTGGTTGAAAGTTACACCAACCTGATCGAACACGCTAGTATTCATTGAGATTAAGCCGCTGTCTAAGTCCCCCGTAATATCTGCACTGAAACTTAAAATTTCATCGGCAAGTTCGCTCCCTTGTGAATTGATATGCACAAACTGCGGGAACACAATATCAGGGTATTTTGTGTGGTCGATGCCTGATTGCACCTCGGTCAATGCCGAACGTAAAATATTAATATGTGGCATATTATTTTATTCCTTTTGGTTATAAACGAGTGATTTCTGCAATGTTGCCCGCTACGGTAATCACAATGTAGTCGGTTTCAATGCAGTTGGTTGCGTCTTTGGCTTTTTGGATAGTACCCACTTCTTTAGAAGCGTTTGCTACAGCGACCACGTGAACTTTATCGCCACGTTTGAGGTCATCTACACCTTTAGCAATATCTACCCAAATGCTATCAGCAGTGCCAATGTGCATCACATCACAAAGCTGACCTTGTGGTGTTTCGTCTTTGATGATGTTACGCACCACCACACCAGCAAGGGTATCGGTTTTAGCTGATAAGGCTTTTACGCCTTTTTCAGATAACGCTACAAAGCGTCCTGCCACTAATGCAGTTTTGCCTTCGTTCATATAAGCGATGGCTTTCGAGTTAGCTAATCCGCCTTTGCCAATGTTGCCAGCGGTTGCTACTGCGGTATTAATTGCAAATGCCATTATTTTGCTCCTTGGTTGTAAGAGTTGAAATCAAAGCGTGGTGCAGGTTTTGCATCACCAATTAACACACGCCCTAGGTTTTGGTCTGCGAGTTTTTTCGCTGTGGCTTTCGCTGCCACATAAGCGCCTGCCATTTCCGCATCAGAAAGAGCTTTTGCTTCGTCTTCGCTAAAAATGCCTGTCGAAACTACCGCACTTTGCTGAATTTCACGTACCGTTGCTTTATCGGCAAAAGTAACATCAGCAAAATGTACCTTGGCATCTGCCAATAATGCGGTGCGTTTGTTTTCTTCTTCTGTGGATTTTTGAGCATCTTGCAACTGTTTAATTTGTGCTTTCAGTTGCTCGTTTTCTTGCACTAATGCAGCATCATTCACTTTGGTTTTCTCCTTTGTTTTTTTCTCTTCGTCCTCGTCTTTTTCAACGGGTTTTTCAGGTTTGGTTTCAGGTTTAGAGGGCTGTTTTTCGCCTTCTTCTTTCTTTTCTTCCTCTTCTACCTTTTGCTTTTGCTCATCTGATAACTTAATACCAAATACACTAAGCAAGGCATCAAGGAATTTCACGCTTTTACTCATAATGGATTTATCCTCATCGGCGAATTTAACAGTTGGCCCACATCGCCCTTTCGCCACAATAGCGACATGGTTGCCTATCATAGGCGACATTTCAAAATCAGCATCTTGAACTGTTGTGGTAACAATATCGCAATCATAACCACAGGAAAGCTCCTCAATGCCTTCATCTTGAATTAACTTAATGGCGTTGTCGTCATATACCCAAGCCTCAGCGGCTAAGGTATCTCCCACCCGTTTTACATTTCGCACCACGCCTACGGATAAATCTTTCCAGTTTTTTGCATTTACCCCTTGTTCTGGGTGTCCAATGGTTAAAGGCACACCCTCAAAACTGGCTAAAGTGCGGTCTGAAAAGAGAGAGTTTTCCGTACGAGCAACTTTTTTTACTGTGCTGTCTTGCAAGCCTAATTCGCTTGCGTGGTAGTCAAATACGCCCACTTTAGAAATGGTTGCTGGCACCACCAAATAGCCGTCTTTTGTTACCGCTCTTTGACTTGAGCCTTTGTCTGTGAATTGCATATTTTCTCCAATAAAAAACCTAGCTAAGAGCTAGGTTTGTAAAAATTGCTTTAGATTAAGAAATAATCTATACTATAAGCATAGCCATAAGTCGATAGGGCATAGGGACGTTTCGGACGTATGCGGATGCAAATTTTTAAGATTGGGAATTACGCACTATGTGAGATTTATGGCTTTGAATTTAATCAACTAGTTTTAATTCTCTTAGATGCTCAGCAATCTCTTTTCTTAACTGGACTTCATCAATTTCACCATTATGCAGATAAATTCCGTTAGGGTTGTAACACTCAGTGGCATAATAAATACTAATTTCTTTATTCTGCTCATCTTGCGTCGCCCCCTTGGTTCCACCATTCCATTTATCTAAATACAGTTCTTGGAATTCATTTACAGATATTTTCTTATTATGGAAATCTATGGCTAATTTTAATAGCTCAGTCATTATCCTAATCTCCCATTTTTGAGGTAATTTTTCCATTGGGGGTTGTGAACATTAATCCATTTGCATCATTTGCTCATAAGCATTACGCTTGCTCTCTCGCAAGGATTGTATTTCTGACTTCGTCAGGTGTTTTACGTGAGTTGAGGATAAATCGTGCTTCCAATAGTCATCTAAATATAATTTAGCTTTTTTTATAATCTCTTGTTGTTCATTTTCATTTATCTCATCATCAATAAACTCAAAAAGATAATTCAGCTCATCAAGAAAATTTAATACCTGAGCATCGTCTTGATACTTGCTGATTAATTTATATATCCAATCAATAAATAGCGATGTCAAAATGTAAAAAGAATGCTGCTCAGGATAAATAAACATTTCTTTTTCATAAAATGCTCTCTTTTCCTGAATATTATGCGGTAAATATTGAAATACACTCAATAAATCTTGTTCAGTTTTTATCTGAGTGAATATTTCTATAGCTTTAACAAATTCTTTCATTTTTAAGGTAACTCTTCCATTCTTATCCCTTTAATTCAGCTAAAGCCCCTCTCTCAATATCAAAAATTGCCTTTTGTTCAGGTGTTAGTTTATGTGGGTAATCTGTCCAAAAGTTAAATTTAGTTTTTTTATCGAAGGAGAAAACAAGAGGTCCAATTTCATCATCTCCATATTTCCACCAGATTTGCTCCCCTTCTTCTCTATGCCAATATACTTGATTATTTTGCATATCCTGTAGATCCTTTTTTCTGCTTATTTGTTGCGGTGTTTATATAACCTAAAATAGCTCTCATATCAGCTTTTACAGATTTGAAGCTACCCACTTGGTTGGCTAGGTTTGTAAAAATTGTTTGGCTTGTTGATATTTTATTTGTCGAGCTAAATCTTTTTCTGTCATTTTTGGCAAGCGACTTAAGTCCATATTATGCGTTAAATCTGCAATTTTAACTTTTCTCGCAATATCATTAGATTTTACTCTTAATAAATAATCTTGATAAACCTCGTTTTTTCGCTTAGTTATTGCATCAACAGCAGTTGCAATGATTTCCCCAAATAAAAATGAAATATCATCTAATGAAGTCTCGGTATCTTCTACACTATCATGTAACCAAGCTGTTGCAATTACTTCATCACTTTGGTCAGCAACTAAATTCGCAACAAATTGCAAGTGGTTAATATAAGGTTGCCCAGCTTTATCAAACTGGTTTGCGTGAGCTTTATAAGCAAATTGCTTAGCTTTAATAGATAACATCAATACACCTTAATGAAACTGACATTCATCGATTTTCTAACCCCTGTGCAAAATAGGAATTTTCTTTATCAAAAATCATTTTTTGTTCTGCTGTGAGCTTATGTGGATAGTCTGTCCAAAGATTAAATTCCTCTTTCTTATCAAAAGAGAAAATCATTTCCCCAATAACATCAGTATCTCGCTTCCACCAAACTTTGTCGGTTTCTTCGTGCTTTTCCCAAAAAATCATTTTGCACCACCTAAATTACCTTTTTTCTGCTTATTTGTTGCAGTGTTTAAATAACCTAAAATAGCTCTCATATCCGTTTTTATAGACTTAAAGCTATCTACTTCTGCAAGTTCCACTCTGGATTTGAAACCATATTTATCAGGTCTTATACTACATCCAAATCGTTTTTGCAAACCCTTAACAACAGTTCCATATTCTTTTGCGAAGGATTTCCAACCATTACCTTTTGTTAATTGCATCTCAAGATATTCTAGCCCATTTTCAGTCTTACGAACAATAGCAGCGTGCTTACCAGCACCTAAGATATATTCTTTCCCTAAAACAAGTTCTTTTTCAAGGAGAGTTGCGACATCTTTTGCCTCTCTAACAACCTCAAAAACCGCAGATTTGACCCCTTGAGTAGTAACAAGTTTTCTAAAATTCAATGCATTAGAAAAGAATGAACGACTTTCACCATCTCTATAATCGGTAACATCTAACCCTAATCTATTACCAATATAAGCTAACGCAAGAGAAGCACAAGAACCTTTTGTTTCATCTCCACCTGCTAGTTTTTGAATAATTTCCGAGCCTGATAGCTGTTTTTTTAGCAGTTGAACAGGTTTTACTTCCACTTTTCGCTCTTTTAATCCCGCCATCAACCCTTTTGTGCTATCAGCAATAGATGGAGATTTTTCTAATACTTGTTGTTCCATTGAGGATAGCATATCCCACTTACCAACCTGTTTATTCTCTCGCTCTGCCTTTTCATCCAACACCGGTATCTGCACACACCGACAGTTAATTTCATGCCCTGGATGTCCTGTTTCAGGCGGATCGTCATAACTAAAAATCTTGCCGTCATTTTCTGCGTGACTGGTTCTCACTCGCTCATCGCCTGATGTACTCCAACGGTATTTCTTAATACCAACATCTTGATAGCGAACTTGGGTGAGGGTAGCGTTGAGTTTTGATGACTGATCACGAGCAATTAATCTTGCTCTGCTTTCCGTTACATTGCCAATTTGTCTAATTTCTTTAGCTAAATCCGCATTGAGCTTACCCGTCATAACTGATTGGGTTACTGCGGTTTGCACTTTGTCTAAATACTGATTGCTAATGGATTTAATTAGCTGTGTGTTAGCTGTGGTGAGCAAATTTACCTTTTCCAGTAGGGCAGGGCTATTGCCTAGAAAACCTTGCAAATCTACGCCTGTTTGACGCTGTAAATTCGCAGTAACTTCTCGTGTGTTTTGTTGATTACCACGTTTTACAAACTCTTGAGCAAGATTTTCAGCCGTTAAAGAGCGGTCATTTTCCGCTAATTTTTTGACAACGGCTAAAAATCGTTGAGTGTCAAAAACCTTGAAACCATTGTCGCTATCCATTAAAAAAGGGGATTGCGGTTGTTGCAATGCCCCTTCTACTTGCTTTCTTAATGCCCCGACTAAACCGAGCAACTGGCGACTATACCAAAATTCCGTCTGTTTACTCGTTTTGTTCGGTTTGAACTTGCGTATCTTCGGTTTGTTCTTCTGGTTCTTCCAAATCTCGGGTAAGTTCATCAACATTCGCTTGTTCCTCTAACTTGGCAATATCTTCCGCAGAAATTGAGGCAAATAAACCGCTCTCTTTCAGCTCATTTGCCACTTGAATTTCCGTTAATACGCCACCTTGCACTAATGCCATTGATGCGGTAGCAAAAGTGCCTAGCATCGTAATTTGTTGCTCTTGTTTTAACTCTTGTAATGGTAAAAACTCAAACCACCAATCTTGTGGCATTCCACCAAATGCCATTTGGCAGAGTAACGGGTCTAAGCGTTCTAATGCAGGGCGTAAGCGTGCTTCTTGTAGGCGATGAATGCTTTCGTGGTAGTTTTGGATATCTTCTTCGCCACTAGCAAAACCTGCCGCACTTTGCCCGAATAAAATCGTTACTGGCATATCTGCCGCACCTGCTACCGCATTGCGAAACTCAATCAACAAATCACGCAAGCCACCAAAGGCAAGTTCTTTTTGTTCATATTCGTTTTCGATATCCAACAATAAGCTATTAGTTGCGGATTTAATCGACTGCACCGAAGAAATCACTTTTGCCACATCATCTTCAAAGCCTGCGGCGATTTTGTCGGAAAGTCCTGCAATTTTGAACACATCGACTTTGCTCTCGAAAATCAAGTCGCCAATATTGGTACTTGCACCATCAAAGCGTTTAAGTGCGGTTAAAACTGGCTCTAAATCAGAAAGCCCCCATATCGTATCTTCCGACAAGGGGGCTTCTTTGGCATTGATGATAATCAGTCGGCTGTGATGAATATTAACCGAGTCTTGATTGCCACTAATTTGATACTCGGTATATTTGCCGAAATTATCCGATAAGATGTTTTCATCTCGCTGACCACTCAAGCCGATTTTCGATTTTGGCAAAATCACTAACCGCTTGAGTTGTTCGGTTGGTTGCAAGGGTGCAGAGAGATTGAATTTATCTGTCACAATCAACACGCCAACCGAGCCATACAAACTCGCCCAAGATAAGGCTTTGGTAAGTGTTTCTTTGAGCTTGAGTGAACGTTCTAATTTCTCAAAGGCTTCTAATTGCTCTGCGTCTAAATCATTGGAATAAACCACACGCCAACGTCTTGTCATATCTTGAGGGCGTTTAATGCAGATTTTTTCTGCTACCCAGTTATCCGTCCAGAGTGTATCAAGCTGTTGAGTATCTCGGGTGATCATTTCACCACGCTGATAGCTCGTTGCTTGCTGTTTAAACCCTAATTTAAGAGCAAAGGAACGTAAATCATCTAAAATTTTCATACATTAACAGTCCAGTAGGGATTTTGACTTACCAAGTAAATCAGAAATAGCCATAACTAAAGCATCTACTTGATCATCATGCTTATGACTATCTGTTGCGGTAAATGCCTCACATTCAGCGATAAAATCAGCTACCCATGGAGCATTTTCAGGCAAGCAAACATAGCCACTTTCGATATAACCTTGCACACCAAGCACTCTAGTATATTTATCGCTATCAACCTGAACAGGGCTGATAGGAATGCGACTATTTCGTCTGATGTTCTGAATTAAACTTGTGCCACTCGATTTATCTTCTATGTTTGCCTTTGTTAGCACACCAGTTTCACGAATAGCAGAGTGTTTAGCCCACACATCTTTTAGCGTGCGTTCTAAATCAGGTGCTTCCCATTTACCACGAATTAAATCGAGAATATAAACCTTGCCATCATTACCTTTACCAGCAACTAAGAAAACAGAGTAGTCGTTATGCTCTTTGGTTTTTTGTGCAGTATCCGCATAAATTGCCTTAATTCGAATAATTGGAGGGATTTTATAGCGTGCAAACCAATCGCCTTTAATTAAACCACCACCTTTTAAGGTAGGGCGTTGTTGATAAAGTGCGGTCCATGTGTGCGAACCTACCGCATTTTTGATTTTCATGAGTCGTTCTAAATCAAAACGCTCAGGGTGCAATGGCTCACCTTCTTTTCGATATTCCTCATCTTGCTCTGCGATTGCTGGAAATGAAATAACACGCCATTGATCACCGCCATTTTCCATTTCTTGCAACAATCGCCCAGCTAAATCATCTTCGTGCCATCGGGTCATACCTAATAACACACCGCTTTTAGGTGATAAGCGAGTATAAAGGGTAGTGGTGTACCAATCCCACACGCTATCTCTTACCGTTTGAGAATTAGCTTCTTTGGCATCTTTAACGGGGTCGTCAATGATGGCAATATCTGCCCCCATCCCTGTAATACCACCACCCACACCAGCAGAACGATAAGCACCTTTGTGTCCTGTAATCTCAAAAATCTCACTGTTTCTAAGTGCTTGACCTGAAATTTTTGCAATTCGTTTATTATTTAACGAGGATTGAGGAAAAATATCGAGGTAACTTTCATCATCCATAATCCGTTGCACATCTCGGTTCATTCTGCTAGCTAAATCAGCAGAATAAGAACAAGCAATCATCTGTAAATCAGGATTTTTGCCAAATGCCCATGCTGGAAAGCGACGACTAAATAATTCACTTTTACCACTTCGAGGAGGGGCAAAAATCATTAAGCGAGGCTGTTTGCCGTCAACAACATCTTGATAGAATTGTTGTAGCTCACGAGCAATAATTTTGTTAAACCAGCCTGTAATGAAATCGGGGTTGGTTTGTGTAGTGAAATCAATCAAATTTCTACGAGCTAACTCATTACTAAGGTTGCTTTCGCTTAAGCTCTCTAAGAAGTCTAAGTTCATCATCTGAATACACCGAAAGATCGATTTCTTTTTTCATTTCAATTTTTACCGCACTTCCATCTACACCTGAAATTTCTTGAGTGACTTTATCGCCATATTTTTTAGGAGCAACTTTAGTAATGTACCACTTGCGGCTATCCACTCTTAATTTAGCAATTTGTACGTCTTCAGGCGTAGCACAATCGGCAATATCTAAAATTTCATCAAGCAAAAAATCTGCTTGGCTCTCGCGTGCGCGCACGTACTGCTCCGAAAATTGATCATTTTCTTGCAACCATAGATAAATTGTAGATTGAGCAGGCATACCTGGTCGCTCACAAATCTTGCGTAAACTCTCTCCTTGGGAAAGCAACATACAAATATCATCTGCAACTTCTTGCATATAAGATGATGGTCGCCCTGTTTTCTTTTTATTGTTCTCACCACGCCCCTTAGACGTGGATTTAACCTCGTCTTTCTTTGGCATTGTGGTTAATCCTTTTTACTTTAAAGCATTTAATAAATTTGCAATCGCATTTACAAGTTTAGGGGAAACGAAAGCCAAAATAGGCAACGTTACCGCAAGGCTTATTTGCCATAAACCATATTCCATAAGTATCTCCTTGATGGTTACGGTTAAAAATGTAATAATTTCCACATCTCGTTCCTTCTTGTATAGGAAGTTGGAATGAAAAACCCTAAACACCGCAAATGTTTAAGGTTTATTTTTTACCTCTCAATGCTGTGCATTCTCAATCCGCCATTCTCGAATTTTATCAATCTGACTTGCACATAAATCTCTTTCAGCCATGACCTTAATTAAATGCTCAATAGCATCACCATAGGTCCTACCACTAAAATCTGACCGCTCACAAGGGATTGTGTAGGCTTGTGGTGGGAATAAATACTGCGTTTTAACCTGGCTACTGCAACTGCTCAATGACACCGCTAGGCAAGTCAGTGTTAGCACATTGATTGTCTTTAAAGATAACTCTAACTTTCTCACGCTTGCTCTCCGCTTGGCTTTTGAATTGATTTGCCAGTTCTCGCTGTTGTTCAATAGCTTTTTGCTCTGCGATAAGCTGATTGTTCAATTGTTCATTCGTTTTGTTCAATTGCTCAATAGTTTGGGCTTGAGCTTGGTTCGTAGCCTGTAAGCTACTTATCATCTGAGACTGTCGCCACGACCATACCCCCAAGCCCAAAATCACCGTTAGCAATACAATAATTATTCTATGCGACACGGATAAACCAACAGTCCTAAAAATAGAAACCATCCCCATGGTCCACCTCCTTTTATTGCCATATAACCTGCAAATGCGAATAAACAGACACTCGGTAAATAATTCATCTTATCCCCTTAAGGCATAATGACCGCTCTTTCTCACGTCTGATTTCAAGACCTCGTAATTTACGACCGCTTGAATAAACCCATTTAGATAATTCATTACAAGCTCCAACATAATCACCTTTGCGGATTTTGCGAAACATAGTGGATTTACTCGTAGCACCACAACCCACATTAAAAGTTAGTGATGTAGCTGCATCAAATACACCTTGCGGAATGTAATAGCCCTTTGCATATTGATTAACGCAACGCTCCGCAATCTTAATATCGTTCTTCCAACGTTCTGCAATTTCTAAATCTGAATAACGTTTATTAGGATTAATGAGTTCTCCGCTATATTCGGTCGACCCAATACCAACGGTTAAAACATCAGCAGGGCAAATATAAGGATCACGTCTGCAACCTTCGGCATTGCCAATAATTTCTAACCCTTTTTCACTTGTACGAAATTCATTACCAAACTGGTGCTGCATCAAGCCAATAATGGCAACAACAGAACATACACCAATGCCATATTTACCCGCTGTTTTTAATCGGCTCATCTCGCAACCCTCTTTGTAATTGTTGTTTTTTCAACTCACCCAACTCTCTAAGCTGTTGCATTTCAAGTCGGTGTTTTTCCTCTTCCCTTTCTTCTTGGCGGAGTTTGATTTTTCTTTCTTTGAATTTTGAATACATATTCACAAGAGCGGTTAAAATCCCCAATGCCAAACTAATCAACATTAGATTTTGCTGATCACCAAGCCATGCAAGCCAACCAGTTAAACCATTCCATAAATAACTTTGTGTAGCCGAATCTCTCATAATATTACTCATACATCACCTCGCTTTTTTGAGGTAATAAAAAGCCCCAAGCATTTCTGCTCAGGGCTGTGAAAATTCATTCGGTGAACATCACTTATACGATGTCCAGCATTACGGATATATTATATGAATTCACCACCAAATTCAATACCTTTTTACAAGTTAAAAGCATATTTTTGCAATTTAGCGACATCTTTGTGATTTTTAATAGCAAGATCGAGAAACTTAGCAACAACCCATTCTGAGTCTTTTATACTTTCTGTAACTCGCTTATACCAACCATTTCGAGAAATTGATTTATCCTTTTGCCACTGATACTTCGCAATCGCATACACCGACAACCCATACACATATTTAGCTTCGAGATACTTAAAATCCTGCGGGCAAGGATTTTTAATACAATAACCAATCACCGAGCTAATCACCAAGCCCAAATCATCATCGCACATCTCACGCACAGGCACAGTAATACGATTTGGATCGGCTTTCATCATCAGCTTAGCTAACATATTCATACGACTATCAAAATCCAACCCACTAAACGCCCAAGCACCCCAAAGGTTCAGCAAGTTCTCAATCCATTCCTGTTTTGGCTCTTCTAACAATCTATCTGCCATCCTGCAACTCCCTCACCTTCGCCTTATAAACCTTAATTAACGCCTTGATCTCATCAACTGAGAGCTTTAATGGCGGATGATCTTTTCTATCCAAGCGTTCAACTTCTGCCTCGCCAATTTTTCTGATCAAATTGAGACGATATTCCGTCAAATTACCGCTTTTATAATTGTTACAAACAGAACATTGCTTATGGACGTTCATCTCATCAAACCTCAATTCAGGGCAAGCACCAACACTACGATAATGCCCAGCGTGCCATTGCCCTTGGTGATAGCGACCGCATGAAATACAAGGTAAATCCTTATCTCGCAAGCGGATAAACTGATTAAAAACCTTCTGCAAATCCGCTAACCATTCAGCACGACTTTTTAACCGCTCTTTAACCGCCTTAATTCGTGCCTTATCCTCTTTCTCACGTTTTAACCTTGCTTTCTCCCTTTCCTTATCCACTTTTATTTTCGCCAAAGCAACACCACACTCTGCTGAACACCATTGCACATTGCTAAAATTCGTCTTGAATTTATTTCCACAAATCTTGCATTTCCGATTAAACGGCTTATTTCGCCCAAAACTCATCTCACCCCCAATGTAAAAACATATCAACTGCAATTCAAAACAAACTTTAATAAATTTTATGTTGTGTATTTTTCTCTTTTTGAATAAATAACTCTTGCATTGTGTGTATTTTGTGTGTATAATCATTCCCAGATTAAGACAACAGGAGAAATAAATGACCTCAAGTGACTTAATCAAGGAGCTCAAAGCTAATGGTTGTTATCTCAAGCGAATGGGTAAAGGTGATCACCAAATCTGGTACTCACCGAAAACAGGGAAAACTTTCCCAGTTCCTCACCCGAAAAAAGAGTTAGCAATCGGAACTTTGAAATCCATCAAAAAATCGGCGGGGCTTTAAGCGCCGCCGAGCTTAAAAGGAGCTATTTATGTTATTTACTATCGGCGTTGATATGCCTACCGATGAAAACACAGCGATTGGTTTATATGTGCCAGCCCTTTCTAACGACTTGTATAATTGCATCAGTGCAGCCGATGAGGTCAAAGATATTTTGCCTATGGTGACGGATGCTATTCATTTAGTTTTAGAAGATATGGCAGAAACAGGTTTTGATTTTTCCCAAATCAAAGATCTTGGTTTTGCTGAATATCAAAAACAAGAAGACTATGCACATTGCCAATCGTGGTTATTAGTTGATATTGATGTATCGAATTTCTTTGGTAAGAAACAGCGGATCAATATCAGCATTCCGCAATACTTGTTAAATAACATTGACAATCGTGTTGCCAATAATTCGCTCTATCGTGACCGCAGTCACTTCCTTGCTGTAGCTGCACAAAAAGAACTTTTTGCTAGCACCTACGCAGGAATGGAAAGAGTCTAACTCCCCCTACGCCTAACAGCTCCCCTGTTAGCGTAAGAATTTCCCCAAAACAGACCGCACTTAGTGCGGTTTTTAACGTCCCCAAACTCCATACTTATCATTAAAATGGACGCCGTTCTCAACGCCCCAAGCGGTTATATATTCAATTAGGCTTGCCATACGCTTTACGCCCATTTGAGCCGTACTCTCACGCAAGTTAATTACTTCACCTTCAAGCCCAATCGCCATTTCTGCTTGTCCACCCTTTGCAATTTTATGAGCTGATACAAAAATCGTTTTCCATGTATCAATATCTCGTTTTTTGCCCTGAAATTCGCACTGGTTGGCAATATCAGACAACATTGCGTGCAACTTGGCATTTTGTTCAAGTGAACGAGTAAGTGGCTGTATTTTGACGACAAGCGGTTTTTCGTTATTTGTCGGTAATTGAGCAATCACATTCTGGCAATTCGCCTTGATTTGCTCAGAGCGAAGGAAGAATTGATGTTTATTCGTCATCTTCCCGATACTCCACGCCAAAATCCTCTAACCCAAAATAACCACAAGATTTCGTGCAGTTGTACCACGCAATACGATTTCCTTTCCCGTCCGTAAACACATCGTCTTTTGCTTCAATTAAATGCCCTTCACAACGAAAACGGTCATCGCTCCATTCGCCCACAAACGCACTCACAGGCTCACCGTCCCAACAATCTGATAATTCACCACCGCACTTAGGGCATTTAGTCGGGATTTGATAATTACTCATCATCTTGCGGTATATCCTCACATTTCACCCAATAGCCTTCAAAATCATACAGCCACACCGTGCCATCGTTGCATAATGCGGTTAATTCCCCTCTTGCCGTGGTAATTTGAATGATTTTTCGCTTATTCTGTTCTTGAAATTGGTTCATTCCCCACACTCTCTCACAAAATCCAAGCTCACCTGACGAGTCACAAACCCTCGCATAAACGGATCGAACACCGCCACCATTGAGCCTTTGTTATTACCTTTCACCTCTTCGCCTGTTACTGGGTGAATGAAGTTGATACGCCCACCGATAATGTCGATCACTTCCGTGGCATTATCTTGGATTACCTTGTACCACTTGGTTGATTTATCCGCTGGTAACAACATCACAACTAAATGACCTGCTTTCATCAGCTCCGCTGCACGCTGCACAAATGGCAAAGGGTTGCTGTAAGGTGGATTGACGAAAATACGTAATAGGTCCGCTTGATCAACCACTTCATCAATCAAGCGTTCAAGTAAATCATCTGCCAGAAAATCTTCTGCAATGTGACTACCTTTGCCAATCCAACGATGGCACATGGCATCATGTTCATTCGCACAGCCGTCTAAATGGAACCAGTAAAACAAGCGTTCTAGCCATTTAAAAACATAACTTGGCGTGCGGTAAGCGTCTTTGTCAAAATTCATCAAAAATCCCCCTTCGGATAACTTTTCTGCTTAGGTGCTGGCTTACCTATCATGGCTCTACGTTCAGCATCTTGTTGGTCACAATTAAACATTGCACCAAAACGTTGATCGGCATAAACCACACCTGTTCCACCATGACGATTTAACCGTACAATCACTTCGGTAAGTTGCTTGTCTGCATCGGAGTTATAAACACTTTCTTTGTATAACCCGAACCAATAATCACAATCTTGCTCTATTTGACCTGTATCACGACTATCACTTGGCTGTGGGCGTTTATCCGCACGATTTTCAAGATTTCGATTAAGCTGAGTAAGCAACAAGACTACGCAATCCATTTCACGAGCAAGTGCTTTTAATTCCTTAGTGATTTTCCCGTAAGCTAAATCGTTACGCTCTGCATCTTCCGCTTTCATCAAGGTCAAATAATCCACCCCAATTAAACCAATCTCGCCACGCTCACGTTTAATACGACGACATTCATTGCGAATATGTGCCATTGACACGTTAGGCGTATCATCGATATACAACAAATCATCTTGCACTAATTGACCCATAGCGCTTGTGACCTTGCCGAATAACTGCTGTGTCGTCATGTTATATTGCGCAAGTTCTTTGTCGCTGAGATAAAACACATCAGTGTTGACATTAGTGGTCTGCCCTAACATACGCTCAAAAATTTGTGTTGCAGACATCTCAAGGCTAAACAGCAAGGCTGTTTTTTTCTCACGCATAACGCAATTGCCCGCAATCAACGAATAAAACGCGGTTTTCCCTGCCTTTGGTCTTGCGCCTACCACAGCTAAAGACTGTTTAACCAATAATTTTTTACCCAACAAATCATCAAGTGCGGTCAATCCTGTGGATAATCCACGCACTAATTCAGGCTCATTGCGACGTAACTCAAATTCATTCAGCCACTCATTGCCCACCTCACGAGATGAACGTAACCCAGCAGATTTTCCAGTGCGTCCATAGTCAGCAATTTCCGCCATTAAACGACTGATAGCATCGATGCGTTCTGTGGCAGATAAGTTACTTTGCGCAAACATCAACGCCTCACAATCCTGTAATTTTTTAATCGCAAAACGCTTAATCGCGGCATCTCGCACCAGGGCTGCATAGGCTAAAATATTGGCTGCGCTTGGTGTATTGTTGGCAAGCTCTGCAAGGTAAGCAAAACCGCCTAATTGCTCTGCATTGCCTGTTGCTGTCAAGCGACTATCCATGGTCATCAAATCAATAGGCTGATTATTTTTTGCCAGAAACAACATCTCAGAAAAAATCTTGCCATGCTCGAAGGTATAAAAACTTTCAGGTTTCAACATCGAAAAAACTTTTGCAGCACGCTCACTTGTACTATCCAACATCAAGCCACCCAGTACCGCTTGTTCCGCATCAACATTGTTCGGGATAATTTTTGCTAACGTCATCACAATGCTTCCTCACGTACTTTCACGACGGTTTCACCACGAATAGCCCAATCAAAATTAGCTCTCCAACCGCGTTCACCTTCGCCAACATGAAACGGGCGCAAAAGCTCAAATAACCGCTCAAAATAATTCACTGCACATTCCAGCGTTGGCTTGCTCAAGTGCTCAGTGAGTAATTTTTTCATGGCTCGCTTTCGTTTTTCCGTCAAGGATTGAGCATAAGGCAACCGACCACCCGTCTCGCTATTCGCTTGGTTGTAAGCATCCATCACAGCTTGATAATCGATTTTGATTGGGGATTTTTTGCCATGAGATTTTTTATCCAAGACCAAGACTGAATTTTCAGGAGATTGATTTTGTGTCTGAACTTGAATTTCTTCAGAAACGTCAAAATTCTCGACTTGTTCCTCAGGCAAAACATCGGCTTTTGCCGATTTTTTTATTAATTCATCGCTAGATGAATTAATATTTTTTATGTTATGTAATCTAGTGTTGTAATCTAGTGTATTAACGAATGTACTTTTCGGGCTGTCTCCAATGTCCCTTTCGGGCATTGGGGAATGTTCATCTTGTTCATTCGCCAATGTAGCTAAAAGTTCATCAAGTTTTTCCATATCAATCTTGAAATAAATGCGATGTTCAAGACGTTTATGCGTTTCAATTAATACGCCACGTTCACGCAGCTTTCTACGTGCTGTCTCCTGTTCTTTACGAGTTAGCCCAGTTTCTTCTTCAAGCTCTGCTTGCGTTTTATAAACGCCTAGCGCTTCGTTTTCCGCTTTATCTTGCCAATAAAAAATCTGCTCAAAGAAAATTTCTGCGGTTACACCGCCAAATAATTTAGCTAGCTTTGGTCTATATGCGATAGATCGACCTGTTTGTTTTAAAAGTTCACTTGCCTTCATCAAAAATCTCCTTATCGAGCTTTGCTAACCTTGCGTATAAAACACGTTCTATATAATCTTGGATTAATACATCAATTCGTACAGGTCGATTAAATCGCCCATTCTGCGATTGACTTTGTTTTTCATTAAGATTAATATTCATAGCGATTTTTCCTTAAATCATTGCCACTGCGCCAACAGTGGCTTTTTATATAAATTGCTTACCATAAACTGACTATTGATGAGGTTTTTTATGGATATTGCGACCATTTTCTCCTCCGCTAAAACTACTCTTGATATCCTCTCTGGAATGGAAACTAACAGCGTCTTGGCTGAGCGTGTTGCTCTCCTCAAGGATCAGATTGAAATACTCCGATATACCTACGAATCGACTCAAAAAGAACTGACCGAGACTAAAGCAAAATGCACCGCACTGGAGAATGAAATAGCGAGTTATCGCACAGCGGAACAATTTATCTTTGAACATGGTGCGGCATTTAAAAAAACCTCCACTGGCTACATCAAAGCGGTGTATTGCCCCAACTGTTTCAAAGTTGCTAGTGCGAGTTTTGTTCGTTTCCCTTTCCAATGTGGAAGCTGTAAATGGTCCAGCATGTTTAAAATGGGTGAATTTGAACGTATTTTTAATTCGTTGCCCTAACCGCATTTAATTTCTCCGTTTGTTCAGTGGCTTTTTATTGCCCTAAATCCCATTTCAAACACTGCACGCTATCTTGCAAGCGGTTCAAAATGTCTAATAATGTTCGTTTTTCTGATATGGATAACTGCTCGCCTAAATCTGATTCTGCAGAAATGGAACGACTATATTCGCCACACAATTTCCCCGCTTGAGCGGAAAGGCTTAACACTTCTTTAAGCTTATCCATTCCTGAACGCTGACATTCAGGGATGGGTACAAGTAAATAACCTTGCTCCGCTGCAATCGCTGCTAAAGTGGCACGACTACGCACCATTGCCATCAATTCCAAGCCTTCAATAAAGCTCAACTGATTTTGCTCACAATCAATATTTAACTTATTACTTAAGATATTCGGGGACTTATCCAACGCATAAGCAAGGGACGTAATTCCACCCGAACTATTCTTACAATCTCGGTGTAATAACCGCTGGATCTCTTTGCTATTCATTAAAATTTGTTCCTTTTCTTGAAGATTTATTCAAAGAGTGGGAGTAGATTAGTTTTCAGCGGGGAAAACATAATCAAGAGAAACGTTTGAACCTAAATCATTAAGTGCTTTTACAATACGTCTTGCATCATTTAATGATGGTTTTCTAAGGTTTAACTCATAATTAGCAATTCGGCTTTGACTAAATCCAACCTCTTGACCAAGTTTGGCTTGAGTTATTCCAATAGCCTCCCTCGCTCTAGCAAGATTATTCATTCAAATCTCCTTTTGTGATTAAAACAAAGAATATTAAATCACATTAAGTGATAACAATCAATCACATTGTGAATTTTTTATTTCATAACGTAACGTGATATTATTAGCGAGAATATAAGAGAGGTAATTTATGACTACATTGGGTCAACGTATTAAAGAATTAAGAATAAAAATGGGCGTTAATCAGAAAGAGTTTGCAGAAATGTGTGGACGCTTGGATAAAAGAGATCGTGCGTGGGGTCAATCTCGCATAGGAAATTATGAAACAGATGCAAGAGAGCCTAGCTTAGAAGATATTGAGGTGCTAGCAAAAGCTCTTGGCATTACAGCCGCAGAATTAGCATTTAGTAATGCAATTCCAGTAGAAATAATTAGATCTTTTCACTACCCACTGCTTAGCCCTGTACAAGCAGGTTACTTTACAGAAGTCAATTTACTGACAAATACCGATGAAGAAAGCCTATATGAGATGATCTCCTCCCAAGTCAAAGCAAGTAGCAACGCATTTTATTTAAAAATTGTCGGAAACTCTATGGCTCCACGCTTTCAAGAAGGGGATATGGTATTAATCGATCCTGATATATACCCAAATCCAGGGGATTTTGTTGCCGCACTTAACGAAGATGGCGAAGCCACATTTAAAAAATACAAAGAAACGGGCGAAGTGGACGAACACGGGAATAAACATTTTAACCTCGTTCCCCTAAATGATAGCTTTGGCACATTAAGCAGTAAAAGCAATAAGATTAGTATTATCGGCAAAGCCGTTGAGCATAGGAGTTGTTTGTAAAGTAAGGTTGGGGTTTATTGGTTAGTGGAAATGTGGCTTGAACTATTCCTATAATATGAAATTAAGGTTCTAAGAATGATGCATCACACAGCAAGAATGGAACAATTTAATGTCGCTGTTATAAGAGCAATAGCATCTGCTTGTGGTTTTAATACTGCAACATTGGAAGTAGATGATGATAGCGTTGATATAGAAATTTGTGCGAAATATCCCTTTGAGTTAGGGAAAGCGTCACGCTCAAGGGTTTCCATCCAATTAAAAGCCACATCAGCACTACAAAAGCAAGGTGAATATATCTCCTTTACATTGGATCGTAAAAACTATGACGACTTACGTATCTGCGATAGTGATCCAAGATACCTGTTTGTACTAGAGCTTCCCAAGAAATGCTCTCAATGGATAAGGCAAAAAAAGAAATTTTGTGCTTTTAAATATCGTTGCTATTGGCTATCATTACAAAATTTTAAAGATTTACCAGTTGGGCAAGGAACAAAAACAGTAAAAATTCCTACTAACCAAATTGTTGATATCCATTCTTTGCCTAAATTATTAGACTCTGCTCGTTCGGGAGAAGCTTATGTTCATCAACAGTAAGATAAAAGCAAAATTAGAGAATATCTCTATTGCTCTATTCTCTCAATATCTAACAAATAAAAACTGGAGCAATCCAAGCAATTTAGAAAAAGCAAGCCTATGGTACACAGCTGATAAATCTGATGGATTATCATTACCACTAAATGAAAACTTAGAAGATAAAACCACATATCTTCGACATATATGGAATGCATTAAAAGATTTATCTGATATTGAACAACGCAGTATTGATCAAATCATTAATGATATATTGATAAGCTATGAGGATAAAATCTATATCCGAGTCCAAGATGAAAGTGTCAAAGATGGAACTATTCCTTTATCCGATGGCGTTATCTTATTTGAAAATGCGAAAAACCTTATCCACTCTATCGCACAATCAGCTAAAAACCCAAAAGTGAATTACAGAGTTAATGAAGGTGGTCAATCAGTTAAAGATTTTATGAACAATGTTAGACTAGGGCAAACTAGCATTGGAAGTTATATCATAGAATTATCCTACCCAGTTGAAAATGTTCAAAGTAATCAGATAGAAAACTCAGAATTTAGTACTTCCTTCTCATTTGCTCGCGGGGTAACGCATAATTTACTAAAAAGTATAAGTAAATTAAAAGAAGCTATTTCAGAGTTTGATAGAGATCCAACTATCTTTGCTCCGTTAATTACCGACGGAGTAAGTTACAATCTATGTAATGCTCTTGCAAAGTTAAGTGGTTCGCACATGCAGAGAAAAGTGGAAATTTCTCTTAAAGCAGGTGATATTATCGACCCAAATATCAACTCGGATTTCAGTGTTAATTTCAGTAAAGATGAAATAGAAATTGTAGATATTGCTGCGAAATATTATCGAGAAGAGTTCACATTGCCAAATGTAGATATTATAGGGACAATTATAAGCAATACCTCAGCTCATTTAGAACAAGGTGGTTTTATCTTAATCAGCACGTCGATCCAAAACAAAAATAAAACTATTCGGATAGATTTAAACGCGGAACAATACCAAGCGGCAATAAAAGCCCACTCTGAAGGTAAGAAAGCACGATGCATCGGGAAAGATTTACATATAAATAAAAAGAACGGTCGATTGCAAAACTTAACATCATTTAGCGTTTTAAGCTAAGAACATACAACCGCCCTTGTGGCGGTTTTTATTTCCCTAAAATCTACTATTAACTACTCCTTACTACTATAAACCTAGCAAAATCCCACCGCACTTTAAGCATAGTTTGATACCAAAAGATAAGGTGTAACAAGGCTTGTTCTATGCTGTTTAATTTCCCACAAATCATACTTTGTTTGTAGATTTAACCATAACTTAGCACTGCCAATACCTGCCTCCTCTAAACTCAATGCCAGGTTTGTTGTTATTGGTGTTTTTCCATTTAAGACTCTTGATAACGTTTCTCGTGAAAAGCCTAAATGTTCTGCCAAATCTTTAATTTTTATATTGTTAGGCTCAATAAATCCATCAAGTAATATTTGACCTGGATGTGCTGGTTTACGCATAATTTCCCCCTAATGATAATCTTCATAATTTAAAATATAGGCATCACCATTAATAAATTCAAAAGTAATCCGCCAGTTACCATTGACGACCATGGAATAAACACCTTTTCGATCACCTTTTAATTCATGGCACTGATAAAATGGCATAAACTCTTCCACAGTTTCAGCACAATCAATTAAATCAAGGATACCATCTAATTTACGTTGGTGTTTTTGCTGAATGCCTTTTGTAATACCTTTTTCGAAATAAAGTTTTAAGCTCTTATGCTTGAAACTTTTAATCATAATGATAAACCCACCTATTAAACGTGATGTAAATATATCACAAATAAAAGAATAAGGCAAAATCCCTACCGCACTTTCTTTTTTTCTGTGATCTTGCTCACATTTTCAGCAATTAATCAAAAAATTTTAAAAATAAATTTCCTTGTAAATCAATAAAATAATCACAAATCGAAATAAATAAATAAAAATAATCACATATTGTTGTTGACATATAAATCACAAACAGTGATAATAACCGCATCAAAACAAACGGAGAAGACAAGATGAACAAAGTAACAGAAACAGAATTAAATAGTGCAATGGCTGAATTTAAAGATTTTGAGAAAACTATGAGCATTGGTTGCAAGAAAGACAATTTAAAAATGATTGAAATTATAAAAAACATGCTTGTGTTACTTAATGCCACTCCAGCAGACAAAATTGCAGAATTGATTATCAGTAGTGTAGAAATTAAATCTTATTTTGAAAGACGATTAAATGGATTTGAATGGTTAGCTCAACATTCTCACTAAGAATTTTTATCAAAGCCCTTAACTCAAGGGCTTGAGTAAAGGTTCTAAACCTAAAATAACAACCGCACTTATTTTAACAAAAAGGCGGAAGTTAAAATTGCTCTTTAACAGATTGAATAAGTAGGTCAGCGTTATGGTTAGCCCCTACCTACGGCGGAAAGCACCGCAGAAAACCACCGATTTGCTATTACACAGTGCATTTACGGACACCAAAGAGAAAGCTAGCTCTCGATGAGAACGTTAGACAAATGTGCTGTGTAATAGCTAATAGGAGATGAAGATGAATATGAGCAACAGAAAATTAAAAACCTTGCGTGGCGTGGATTACAACAAATCCACCAAAGCACGCAGAGCAAATCAGAAAGCAGAAGTCAGCCCCAAAGCACCAAGACGAGTTGAAAGTGCTTGCAATCAAGCGACTATTTGCGGATTTATCAAATCTCGCAAACGAGTTGATATTACCAATTACAACTGCAACAAGAAAACAAATAAAGCGCCAACAGTGCGAGCAAAAGAAAAACGCAGATTAGGCTTTAAAGAGCCGAGATAAAGATTTAATGGCATAAAAAGAGGAAACTAACTATGAAAAATAATGAACAATCAGGAAATCCTGAAAATTTGGAATTAGTGGTAGTAAAAAACAGCCTATCTGAATGTGATAAAGAACAAATCAAAGAGGCTGTATTGAAAAATGCTATCAATTTAACTTGTTTATATTCAAGTGAACTTGCTAAAGACTTGATTGAAGCAATCAAGCTAATTAATCAAGCTTAGGTATATTGTTAAATTCAGAAAGGTTGCTTTCAAAATTTTTAGCCAATGCAGAAATGAAATTGCTTAGCTGTTTAGCCTTATCTTCAAGATTGAAGCTGCTATCGTTAAAAATAGTTGTTGGGCTATTTTCAATAATTTTGTTAGCAAATTGGATAGCTAGCTTTTCTGACATTAATTTATTCATAATTTAATCCTTATTTTGTGTTGTGAGAGATTAAATTATATTCCTTAGTGTTGTGAGAGACAATAAGGCGAGTTTTGCGGTTCTCGTAAAAAAACCGCACCGAATTGACATAGTAAAACTCCGTTTGCCCACCTAAGACGTGGGCTTTTTTATAAGGAAAGAAAAATGAACATCCTTTCAAGTGAAGGGGCTATTTTTATTAGCTCAGTATTAGGTTTTTTATTTGGCTGTTCGCTTATGATTCTATTATTTGCAATATTTTGTTTTTTAAAAAAGAAATAAGACTTATCTATTTTTTTAAAATATCTAACATTTTACTTAAATAGTCTATTGAATATTTTTCTTGCTCTTTTTCTCTATATTCCGGTTTGTTTTTTTCAAAAGAGATTAGATTATTAATACAATTTTCTATTGATGTATCTTTTCCCTTAGAAAAAAGAGCAATCTCAATTGCAATAAATCGATGCTCTATACTAGTGGCTTCATTATGAAAATATTTAACATCTTCAAGCCCTTTTTTATATAATCTCAGAAAAAAGAAAGAGAAAAACTCAATAATCAATACAATGGAAAACTTAGGTAATCCTTCACTAGCAAATTCCAATAAACTAATATATGTCTTAGTAGGAAATAAAGTGAGATAAAAAGCTAATATTCCAATGCCTATAATTCCAGATGAGATACCTAACAACAAATTAACTAATGACTTTCTATTATGCAATTCAATAGCATCATAAACTCGACTTAAAGTTTTTAATTTATTTTCTCTAAAATTCTCAAGAGATACATCGTTCACAAACTGTTTTTTTAAATCATCATTTATGAGCTCTTGAGCTTTACTTAAAACAAGATTTTTTATATCACCATTTTCTATGGCATTAATTCTTTCTTGGGTATGCGAAATTTCTTTTGAAATCTCAGATAAAGAGATAAATATATTCTCTTTGCTTTTTGAATCAAGATTTAGAAATGCATATACTTTATTAACAATAAAGTTTAATGTTATGAACAAGACAAGAATAAAGCATACTCCTAATATAGGAGATGTAAGCTCTCGGCGAACAGAAAAAAGAAATAAATCTAAACTATTCACCCCCTTATAAAACATTGTGAAATCTAATAATATAATCAGGAGTGAAAATGAAAATAGTGAAAAGCATAAAAATGGTACAAAATTATCAATGAGATGCTTTTTAGAAAAAGACATTATGATCTCCTTGTTGTAAAGAATGATGAATGAACACCATAATTCTAACACTTGGAGATCATATTTACTATTTGACACCCACCGCCCTTTGATTTAGGATATACCCACTTTCAACAGAAAGTCCGATTAGTGACAGTAATCATTTTGTTCTTTGCAACAATTTAGATTAAAGAAATAGCTTGCCAAGTAAACTTGAGCAGGCTTTTTTAGTCTAAAAAGGTGACGATGATGAAAAAATATAGAAAATTAATCCGCTGCATGGCTTACAAAAAAGGCAATCTCTATATTGCCATATGTCTCGATCTCTCTTTGGCAGCACAGGGCGATACAATGGATGAAGCAATTGAGAAACTAGACGGACAAATCAAGGATTTTATTGCAGAAGTTAATGCTGAACCTCAACATGCTAGCCAGTTACTTAATCGTCCTGCTCCACTCTCCTTATGGGTAAAATATTATTGGTTTAAATTTTTATCTGCTAAAAACGGTAATAAAAAAGGCGTATCATTTTTTGAAGAGGATTGTTACGCTTAATGTTTACCCGAATTACGCCACTGACCTATAAAGAAGTAACCAGTGCATTGAAGCGGTTAGGTTTTGAAATCAAATCCAAAACAGCTACCGCACACGAGCAATGGATTAGAGTGGACGATAGAGGGAAATTTTTAGTAACGGTAGATAAGCATATATCGCCCTTTGATAAAGTCCTCATTCAAGCCATGGCAAGACAAGCTGGATTATCTACCAAAGCGTTTTTTAAAGAATGTAAGAGTAAGAAATAAGCCTGCACCACGCAGGCTTTTTTATTTGACACCGCCCCCTATTCAGATTAGACTATTACCACTTTCAACAGAAAGTCGGGATTTGCAGTCCTGAATTAGTACTAGGCGGTTAGAATGATAGGTCGCCTTAATGGTGGCTTTTTTTATAGCCGAAAATCAGTAAGTCAAACCTTTCAAAAGGTATGGGCAATTTGCCCCACCCTTTCAAAAGTAGTCAATGATGAACTGATTAAGGGGATCGAAAGATCCACCGTTTACCTAGTACAACGGCACTGCAAACCTTGATTAGTTCATCACCAGTTATTGCAGTGGCTAGTGATGAGTTTTTTAAAACTTGTACTAGGAGCAGTCAAAATGACTACATTAACTTTTCAAACTACTACTCTTTCGGTTATCAATCAAAACAACCAAACTTATTTCACAGCTAACGAAATTGGGCAAGCATTAGGTTATCGCAATCCAACAAGTGATGTTAAACGCATCTATGAACGTAACATTGACGAATTTACCCCAAATATGACCGCACTTGTGGATATGCAAACCGCAGGGGGAATGCAAAAAGTCAGAATTTTCAGCTTGCGTGGTTGTCACCTAATCGGAATGCTTAGCCACACCAAAGTCGCCAAAGAGTTTCGCAAATGGGTGCTGGATATTTTAGATCGTGAAACCGCACAGCCAAAACAGCTCGCCTTACCCGAGCCCGAAAAACGTTACACCTTTGAATTTACCGAGTACGAACTGGAACAACTCGTCTGGCTACATTGCAGCCACGAGCAAATGAACCTACTGCTTGGCGATATGATCGAACCACTTAACGCCATCGGCTCAAAATTCAGCGGCATTGTTTATAGTCACCACCACGAATATAAACGCCACCACAAAGCCACCGTTCAAACCATCAAACGATTAATTGAACCATTCAAACAATCGAACCGAACAAACTGGATAAGAGCCATTAACCTCTTAAACCGCATAGACTTCTAAACCCACAAAACACAAGCCACTTCATAGTGGCTTTTTTATTGGAGAAACAAATATGACAAACTTAATCGAATTTAAGTTGGATGTGCTCTATTTAAAAGCTGCAGTATTAGCCGCAGCTAAAAAAGATGTAAGAGAACAACTCAATGGCGTTTATTTTAACCTGATAAACGGTTGTTTACAGTCAACAAACGGACATATAGCTTTTATAACACAGCCGAATATTTTTAAAGCATACAGCGACAGCGATTGTAAAGGTTTCCTTATGCCAATCGACTTTGCGCAACAAGTTAGTGCAATAAAAACAGGTAAAAAGGAAGAAGATCGCCAACTTTATATTTCATTTAGCACGCAATCACGAACCTTGACCGCAAGGTTAAATAGCAACATTGTATCAGCAAATATTCAAGATTTGCCTTTCCCAAATTTGAACTTTGTTTATCAAAATGAAACGAAAAAATCTTGGGAGCCTATTTTTACTCAAACTTATAGTGCTCAAAACCTTGCAATTGCCTCGAAAATTGCTACCGCACTTAAACCTTTGATACAAAGCAAAGATGATACGCCGTCTATTGAATTCAAGCTAAGAGACAATACAGCGATTTTAAATATCAATGAAAACATGGTGCATCTTGTTTTAGCAGGCATGAACCCTGATACTGAATTTCAATATTTTGATTTAAAGGCGCAAAAATGAAACTCAAAAACCCCTTTGCCCTTATCCGCAAACTCAGACAATACAAGGCTATCTGTAAACGGCAATGCCAACAGCTCACGGCATACAATGATCAGATAACTGAGTTTATGACAGAAAATAATCAACAGCAAAGCAAATCCGTTTTTTGCAGAGCCAGCTAAAAATTGCAAACGAGCAACTACAGCTTGCAACAATAAGTGTAAATTTATTTCAGCAGAAGTGAGGAAATTAAGATGATATTAAATAATAAATGGGTTCCAGAAGTCCCACGCCCAGAATTAACAGACGAAGCATTTGAAAAATTTATTAAAGTATGGATTGAAAAAGAATATCCCGACGACTGCGAAGGTATACCCGCCGAAGAAACAGGCTTATATGAAGCTCTATTAAGCGATTGGAAGGGAAGCGATGAGCTTATGGCAGAAGATTTAATAAAATGCTATGGCTGGAGTTATGCAGAAGCAAAAGAATTTGAAGAAAAAAGCCTTTCTTTTGCTATCAACAAAAAAGAAAGAGAAATGTTCCAACAATGGGTCGCCGAAAACGGATATACATTACCTTTCCCAACAGGCTCAAGAGTAAAAATAGACACATGGCGCGGCGCAGTTTATGGCGTAATCGCACAAAATCAAGGCGAATATTTTAGCACAAAAGGACAAGCAGTAGTCAATCTTGATATAGAGAATGCAATTGTAACATATAGCGGAACAGTATTAGATCAAAGAGCTTTCCCATGGGAAATGTTGGAGTTAGTGGAGGAGCAAAATGAAACCCTTTGACCTAGAAAAAGCCCTAGCTGGTGAGCCTGTTAGATTAAGAAACGGGTGTAAAGCCTTTGTAAAATATCAAATTCCTGATGAATTTCATACAGAAAGCCCTTTAAGCGGTTATTTCTTAAAATCTTTTCTTGGTCGCATAAGAGCGAACCGCCAAAGCTGGAGATTAAACGGAAAAGTAAATCAATCGCTTGAGCATGATGAAGACATAGTAAGTATGTGGCAAGAACCAAATCCAAGAGTACAGTTGGATTTGCCTTGTCCACTAAAATAACAGCAAGAGGGGATGTGGTATATATGTGTTTTTACTCCTATAAAATTAAATTACTGCGAGAAACATAAAAACGTCTCCCAGCTCACATTGGGTAGTGGTGGTTATTTCGCCACTCGCGAAGACGCAGAAGAATGGCTAGATGCAATAAGAGGAGCAAGACGATGACTAAACAAAACAACGGCTGGATTAGTGTTGATGAGCGGCTTCCAGAAGTATTTACAAATTTTGAACTAATTACTCGTTCTAAAGTAGTCTTAGTTTTTGGTAGAGAAAGCAAAAAGGATAACAATCCTTTTATATTTGCGGCTTATTTAGGAGCTGATAAAAATTTTCATAGCCCAGAGGGTAAATGCTATGCCATTACTCATTGGCAACCACTCCCACAACCACCTGAAACTGAATAAAACCACACAACGCCCTCAATTTTGAGGGCTTTTTATTGGAGAAAGAATAATGACAACTTTAATCACTAAAGGTGAGCAAGTACCAGAATTGATTGTATGTGCTGCGGTGAGATTTTTTAACATTTGCGATCCTAGCATTGAAATTGATATCCCATCGGTTCGGCATATGGACACTTTTACTCACTCTATTTTAGAGCAGTTTTCGTATGATGAATGGCGGCAAAAGGAACAAGGATTTTTGACAAATAAAATGCGTTTTGTAAGCAGAAAAGAGGCATTAGAAATCGCTAAAGCCAATAATCAAATCCGTCGTGATATTGGTTACGAATCAAAAGAACTTTATTCGGAAATGTTGTATTAGTAGAAGTAGATTATTTAAACCAACCCTAGCAACCGCTAGGGTTTATTTTTGGAGGAAATATGGAAGAAGCACTAACAATAAAACAAGCTGCCAAGAGATTAAACCTCAGCTATAGCACAGTTTATCAACAGCGGTTGAATTGGGGATTTTTTCGTATGAGCGGATCTAGTGTATGGCGGATTTATCCATCAGAGCTTGATCGAAACCGACAAGAAATGCAAAATACAAGCCGATTAGGTGTTTTGGTCGGCGATAAGGAGAAAAAATGTCGATCAGAAAAAACAAAAATGGCATCTGGCAAATTGATTTCACCACACCGAACGGCGAGCGAGTTCGATGCAGTAGTAAAACGACTGACAAAAAACTCGCACAACAAATGCACGACAAGCTAAAACATGAGGCTTGGCAAATAGATCAATTAAATAAAAGACCAGAACGCACAGTAGAACAAGCCCTAATTAGATTTCTCGAAAAATCGGAACATCAAAAAGATCTTGATACCAAAATCCGACACGCAAAATATTGGCGAGAAACCATAGGACATAAGCTACTAAGCTCTTTAACAAGTGATGATATATATAACAATTTGCCAACTCACGTATTAAAAACAGGCAAAAAGTTATCTCCATCTACTCAAAATCGATATCGCACCTCAATCATGAGAGCATTAAATTTAGCTCGTCAGGCTGGTTGGGTTGATACAATTCCTTTTTTGGCAAAAAACGAGGAGCCTAAAAAGCGAGTTAGATGGATCACAAAAGATGAGGCTAATCTTTTGCTAAAAAATATGACTCTCGAATGGATGAGGGATATTTGCTTCTTTGCATTAATGACTGGTGCAAGGATGACAGAAATCCTCACTATGACATGGAGCAAAATTGATTTTAGCCAAAGTATTGCGATTGTAACAAGCGATATCGCCAAGTCAGGAAGAGCTAGGGCGTTACCACTGAACCGTGCAGCTATTAACTTTTTACGCCAAAAAGAAACCAAGCGAATATCAGATTATGTATTTCATAGAGGCAAAGGGAAAATGATCACAGATATAGATAGAGATCATTTACATAAAGCCTTAGAGCTATCAAATATATCTGATTTTAGATTTCATGATTTCAGGCATACTTGGGCGAGCTGGCATGTTCAGGCAGGCACTCCCCTGTTAACCTTAAAAGAGTTAGGCGGATGGGAAACAACAGAAATGGTACAAAAGTACGCACATCTAAATGCAGACCATCTTTTGACCTACGCAAACCATGTCAAATTTACGTCAAACGGACTAATTGACACAACAAAACTAGAGGCAAAAAATGACGACTTAGAAAATATTGAAGAAAATAAAAAAAGCCGTAAGTTACTGATTTCAAAGGCATAA